GGCAGCGGCGGCGTATCTCGTCGAGCGATCTGCCGAGACGTGCCCGACCGACGTGGTATGCGTGCCGGGCAATCACGACGAGACCATGACGGCATGGTTTCGCCTGTTGCTAGCCACCCACTTCCAGGCCGACAAACGGGTAACGATCCACCAAGCGTTTACCCATCGCCAATACCTAGAGCACGGCGGCAATCTCATCGGATTCGCTCACGGCGACAAGGCACGGGCGAAACTGCCGGCGCTCATGGCGTTGGAAGTGCCCGCCGCCTGGAGCCGTTGCCGCTACCGGGAGATTCACACCGGGCACCTCCACAAGCAGGCCGCCCGCACGCGCCGCGTCGTGGATACCGACGGCATCGACACGGTCGACGGCGTCGTCGTGAGGATCGCCCCCGCGATCTGCCCTCCAGATGACTGGCATTCGCAGGAAGGCTACATCGGCTCACGGCAGGCCATGGAGACATGGTTCTACGACGCCGCCGGAGGGCTGGCCGGGATGCTCGTAGCGAGTGCTGCCAATGCTCGATGAAACCTACCTCCGCGACGCCGAATACCGAGCCCGCCGTTTCTCTGGCGCCTACACCGGCACATCGGGCACCCTCGCCGCTGACGTTATCCGCCTTCTCAATCTGATCCGCCACCAACGAAAGGAAATCGACCGCATGAGTACGACGCTCGAAGAGGCCAACGACGAACTGCGGGCCGCCGTGGAGGCCCGGCTCGCCCAGGGGTGCGCCGCGGACGCCGCGTGTTGCGAAAGCCCTGAGCCGGAGGAAACGTTTGAGCCAGCCGCCACGATCCCGGTCGACTGGATCCTCCGCGGCGAGCGTGAGCTCCACGACGAGGAGCCGCCGCGGTTCACCGGCGACGGCATCCTCGCCGCCCAGGCCGACGACGACGCCAGCCCAGCCGAGGGCTTGCTCCACGAAACCATCGCGGCCGTCCGCGACCGCCGCCCAAAGTACGGCGGCCCCAAGGCCCATTTCGGCCGCACGGTCGGCATGATCAACGCCGCCTTCGCCGACGTGCTCAAGCGCCCGCTCACCCCGAGCGACTGGGCCTTGATCATGACGCTCGACAAGGTTTCGCGGTTTTTAGGGCCGACGAAAACACACGACCAGATCGTCGACCTCGCCGGCTACGCCGCCTGCCTCGCCGAATGCGAGCAGACATAGCCCCTGCGCCTGCCGGCTCGCTGCCTCTACCCTCAACGGCGTGATCGCGTACGCGCATTTTCGCCGGGGCGGTGCCGAGGGGCGCGAGCCGATCGCCGCCCCCGACGACATCGCGTCGATCGCCAAAAACTACACGCCTCAACAGCAATTCTGGGGGAAGGTCACGAGCCGACGGCCGCAACCGACGAACACCGCCGACATCGAGCTCGTCGCCTTCCAACTGGGTTGCACCGTAGAGGCCGCCCGCCGTGCCATCAAATTCGGGTTGATCTGAAATGGCCGACACCGTCACCGACACACTCACCGGCTCCCTGCGAACAACGCTCGTATGGAATCGCACCGACACGCAAGAGGTCGGGACGGTGGTCAACCGCCGCACGGCGAGCGGCACTTACACGATCACCGACGGCGACGGCCCCGGCGAGGCTGACCTTGTGTTTGCCGATCAGCGCACGATCCCGGCCAACACGATCGAGACGTTCGACCTATTGAACCTGTCGCAACAGGCGCTCGGCGTGACCGTGCCGTTTGTGTTTCGCCAACTTCGCGTGATCCGCCTGGTAAACGAATCCACCACGCCCGGCCGCCGGCTCTTGGTGGGCGTCGATCCCGGCCGCCCAACTGCCGTATACGCCGCCGAGGTCGGGCCAGGCAGCGAATGGTGTGCGGTCAATCAGACCGACGCTTGGGTCGTGACGGCCGCCAACTCGACGATCCGCATCTCGAACCCCAACGCGGCAGCGGTGACGTACTCGTTGTTTCTGATCGGCACCTCTACGGCGGCGCCGGGGAGCGGCAGTGGCAGCTAGTTTCTCACTTACCGGAACGCTACGGGTCGTGCCGTCGTGGGTCGACGAGCTCTCGACGACCGCCCTCACCGATTCGGTGACGGCTCTGATTCCGTTCACGCTCACCGATGGCACGGGCAGCGGCCAGGCCAACGGCTACTACAAGGACGTGATCACGATCGCGGCCGGCGCCACGGCCAACGTCGACCTCCGAGCCCTGCCGCTCGTGTTCATGGGTGGCACTGGCACGCTTTCGCTCGCGAGCGTCAAGGTGCTCCTCATCCGCAACCGATCGACGACCGCCAGCCTCTCGGCCGGCGTGAGCGTCACCAACCGATGGACCGCCCTCTCCGCGGACTCGATCGCCATCGGCCCCGAGGGCGTGCTCTACACGACGCACCTCGCCGCGGGCCTCTCGACGACCACCACCAACAAAGTGCTCGCCATCACGAACAACGGGGCCACGGCGGCCGATCTCGAAATCTACATCGTCGGGGTGAAAACATGATCTCGTCCGCACCGATCGCCGCTACGACCGATCTCCTCTCACTCGCCGACAAAGTGCGAGCGTTCGTGGCGACCGCCAAGAGCGCCGCCGCTGGTGGCGTCACGGTCTCGGAGTTTGCCGAGCTCACCGTCTCGCTCCTCAAGATCGCCATGGCCGCAGCCGACGCCATCCCGGTCGACGGGGCCGACCGCAAAGTATTCGTCTTGAACGCCGTCGGGCTCCTCTTCGACAGCGTGGCCGACAAGGCGATCCCGATCGTGGCGTGGCCCGTCTGGCTGATCGTCCGCCCCGCCGCCCGCCAACTGCTCCTCCTCGTCGCCTCGGGTGCGATTGAATCTCTGTTGCCGCTGGTCAGAAAGGCCGCCGCATGATCTACGTCGTTCTCCTCGGGGCCGCCGCCGCCCTGCTCTTCGGTCCGTCCGCGTGGAAGGCCCGGCCCGTGATCCTCGGGCCGTCGGAGGCGGCGACGAAGCCGCCGCACCTCGCCCCGACCTATCAGACGGCAATCGCCGACCTCGCTCACGTCCGCCTCCGCCTGGTGCAGACGAAGGCCCTCGACGAGACGGCCAAGAAAGCGATCGACACGCTCACGCTGGCCCTCGTTGCCGGGAGCGACGCATGAGCGACCGCACGCGCTACACGCTCGCAGCCTGCCTCGTCGCCGGGTGTTTCTTGGCGTGGGCACTAGAGGGCCGACCGGCCCCTACGCCAGCACCGCAGCCCGACGGCGGGCTCTCGATGCGTGGCCTGTTCATTGGGCCGGAGGCGGCCGCTGACGCGGCCAAACTCGCGGCCCTGTGCGACGAGCTCGCCGAGTGCATCCAAGCCGACGGCGATCGCGAAGGCGGGCCGCGTCTCAAATCCGGCGTGGCGTTTGACGACCTCCGGGTCGCCGCCCGCGAGGCCCGGCTCCGCGGCGACTCGATTGGTGCCCGCCAGCCGCACGTCAAGAAAGCGATCAACGACTACCTCGACAAAGCGGTCGGCACCTCAGGCGGGCCGGTCTCGCCAGAGGAGCGGTCGAAGTGGGTGGCGGCGTATCGCGAGCTCGGGAGGGCGTGTGCAGATGCGGCACGATGAGCCCTACCGCTCCTGGCGAATCTTCGCCGCTACGGTGCTCCTGTTCGTGGCGGCGGTGATCGCGGCCCGCTCATGGGTGACGCTTGAGCAAAGCGTCGGCGGGCGGTTTGGGTATACGCCAGACCCAGAGGGGGCGCGTGCCTTCCTGGCCGAGCTTGGCAACGAGCGTTTCTTTTCGCAGGCCGCCCCCGAGGCGATGCAAAAGGCTGCCGGCCGCGACACGTTTCTATACCGGGCCATGCAACGTGCCCACCAGGCCCGCTACGGCAAGCCCTTTGTGTGCGGCAAGCAACTCAACGGCTCATGCGTCGCGTGGGGTGCCATGCACGCCGTATGGATCGCCGAGGCGATCGACTGGGAGTTGGGCAAGGCGAGCGAGCCGCCGCTCGCCCCAAGCACCGAAGCGATTTACGGCGGCAGCCGTTGCGAAGCCAGGGGCAAGACGTTCGCAGGCTGGTCGGACGGGTCCACGGGATTCGCCGCCGCGAAATGGTTGCGAGAGTGGGGCGTTGTCTACCGCAAGCCATACCCCAGCGTCGACCTCACCACCTACGACGCCAAGCTCGAAAAGGATTGGGGAGCCTACGGGTGCGGAGGTCAGGCCGACGGCGGCAAGATGGACGCCGAGGCCAAGCGGCACCCCTGCCGGCACGTCGTGGCCGTCCGAAACTGGGCCGAGCTCACGGCCGCGATAGAGGCGGGCTTTCCGGTGACGCTGGCGAGCTCTCAGGGCTTTTCCTCAACGCTCGGCCCGAGCGGCATCGCCGAGGCTCAAGGCACATGGATGCACCAGATGGTAGCGGTCGGCGTCCGCTACAAGGCCAACGGTGCGCCCGACGATCTGATCGCGATCCTTAACTCTTGGGGGCCGAATTGGATCGGCCCGCAGACTAATCGCTACCCCGACGACCTGCCGGCCGGCGCCTTCTGGGCACGCCGCCGCGTCGTCGAGGGAATGCTTGGCGACGCCTGGGCTATCGGCTCCGTCGAGACCGGGTTCAAGTGGCGCGACATCCACCACGGCGACTGGCTCGCTCCCGCCGTCGACACGCTCACGCGGCTCCCGGTCCGCAATCCCTTCCTCGATTTCCAGTTGGGGCTATAGATGACGTTCACCAATCGCCAACTCGTGATCCTGTGTCTCGCCTGCATGGCCGCCGGCTGGTGGCTGTCGAGCTCGCCGGCCTCGCCGGTCAACCCGAGGCCGCAGCCCGACCGCCCGGTCCTTCGGTGGATCGCCCGCGCCGCCAAGTCGTTCCTATGGATCGCCCTCGTGGCCGAAAAGCCGCCTGAGGAATCGCACCTCGTACACGCCCGCGTAGGCTACGACGGTCAACCGCTCCTCGACCACTCCCGAGGCTGGTAGCCATGTGGCGTTCATTCCTCGCACTCCTCGCCAGCCTGGCTGCCGAGCCTGCCGCGATCGACCAAGAGCAGCCCCGCGCGGCTGCGGCCGTGGCCGTGGCCTACGCCGGGTTTGCCGTTGAGGCCCCTGCCCCTGCCCCGACGCCATCCCCCGGCAAGTGCTGCTCCGACTGCGGAGGCAAGGGCTATATCACGCACGGCGACGGCCACCGGACGCCCTGCCCGTGCCCGCCGTCGTGCCCGTGCAAGAAGGGGGCCGGTTGCCCCGATGGCAAATGCGTTTCGGGGGCGTCGCCCGCGACTGCTTCACCGGCCAAGCCCACGGGCGGGAGGTGACGGTGGGCGACGCTCTCGACACGCTGACGCTTGAAGGACTGCGGGCGACCGTCCGCGAGTTCATTGGCCCGTCGGGTGCCACCCTGGAGCACACTTGCGACGTGATCGTCGATGAGATCTGCCGCCA